GCGTCACCTACTGCATAACCTGACCCACCACTTTCAACAATAATACTTTCTATATCACCATATGATATATCTTCTATCTGTGGTGTTAAACCAACACCACCACTTTGATTATCAACAGGAACAGTTTCACCAACTGAATAATATCTTCCTCTATCTGTGGTATCTACAATAACATCATCAGCAACACTTTCAATATTACATGTAATCGTTACATCTTCATCATCATTGGCAGTACCAGTAAGTGTAGAAAAAGTTTGTTGTAAAATTTTATTACCATCTTCATCTATAATATCATCACCATCTGTTTCATCTATGATAGAATGACCTAAACTATTTTGAAAAGTTCCAGTAATAGAATTTTTATTTAATACTAATGTTGCAACATCTTTCTGTACAAGACCTAAAGTTGTTTTTGCTACAGTTGCAGATTCCACAACAGCACTCGCAAGATTAACAACGGTATTACCAGCAATATTTGCTTGTGTAATTTCTTGTCCAGTAAGTTTAGACATATCACCATTTGAGGGTGATACTAAAGTTACTTTTAAAATTTTTTGTGTTTCAAAATTACCATCTGAAATACGAAGCATATCCACAGTAGGATAATAAATGTCAGGTGTCTCATTAAACAATGCACGGAAAAATATCTCATGACCTTTCTTCGTACCTTTACGTTTATATAATGATAAAATATTTTTTGTAAGTTGTCTTTTATTTAAACCACTTGTTAAATCATTAGGTATGGTTTGTAAAAAACTATTTCTAAATTGTATAAAGAAATCATCTAAGGTATCATTCACATCAGCATACTCAAGGAGTTGTGATATAGTTTCGTTAGGGTTTGCCCTATACTTTGATATCACACCTTGAGCACCTGACGTGCCACCTGTAACTGTCTCTCCTGTTACAAACTTTGAATTTGCAGATATATATAATTTTAAATTGTCCGTATCTTCAGCAAGTATTGTTGCTGTTTCACCAGAGGTCTGTCCAGTAATAATTTCGTTTTTACTAAACTCACCTATTGAACCTTCTTCATCCAAAATATAATCATCAGCATTATTACCACTATCGTCTGTGGCATTTAATGAAAGAAAATTTATATTACTAGCAGTTGATGTTTCTAAAATTATTTGATCACTTGCTGTTACACTAGATAGTGTAATCTGAGCTGAATCTAAAAAACGATAATACTGTTTAACGAACTCAACCAGTAATGGATTGTTCGCTTGTATATGTTGCGGAAACTGCCTGCCTACTAGAGGACTTAATTTTTTTGTAAACTTTGCCATAGATTACGAAGCATAACTTGTTGCTGATGTATAACCAATACCTGATGTTGTTTCATATGTATCAGCAGATACAGTAACAGTTGTATTGGCTTCATCAATTTCTAAAACTTGATTTCTTACAGGTATAACATCCACTGAACTAGGTATAACAGTTAACCTAACAGCAGTTGATGTAGCACCATCTACGTTTGAAATGCTTGTGATGTTTAAAGAATTTATTGTAATCACACCAGTTGAATAATTGATTGTACCTTGAGAACTGTTTGAGTATGTTCTTGTGGTACCAACAAGATAATACAATCTTACATTACCTGCACCATCTTCATCTAAAAAATATTCGTTGGTAGCGTCACCACTAATTTTAAATCCTGATGATGTTAATACACCACCACCACTTGCATTATGTCCTGAATGTGGATTATATAAAGCATTATTGAAACCTATTGTATAAGTTGTAGAACCTGTTGTTACAGCTGTAAATGATTTGTGTAATTTAACAGTAGTAATATTTGATAGTATGGAATCATCAACTTTGTTTATTGTTTCAATAAATTTAGAATGTCTGAATATACTATCAAACTCTTGTAAATTGTTTACGTTAAAACTTGTTATTGCTGATGTAATTAATGCCTTAATGCTGTCAGTTGTTTTTGTAGTTGACTTTGCGTCATATTTAACATTTACATTTAATTGTGCTGATGTTGTTTCTGGATCTTCTATGATTGGAGTAATACTTGCTACATTAAATTCTTTTAATTGATTTATGATATCTGTTTTTTTTGCTTCAGTTAATGTTGCACCGGCAACAGGTTTAATTGAAATATAAACTCTACCATAAAAAGGTGTAGCATTATCTTCTCCTCCCCAAACGGAAACAGATTTTGCATTTGCATAAATTGATTTTACTCTACTCTTATAGTCGTTTGGTGTTACTGCTCTATTTTGTGCAGCATATTGTCTTGGTGCATTGAAACGAATACTATCTGGTGTTTCTGGTTGAGCACCGTTGGCAGAATTGGTAGCAGTAGATAAAGAAATATTAGTAAAGCCTCCAATGTTTCCTGACAAGCTAAATAAACTTGCACCATTACTTTCTTCAGCATTTGTAACAACATATGATAATGTCACAATGTTACCAGTTGATAACGCAGCACCAAGTATACCATCTCCAAACTTAATTTCATATTGTTGATCTTCAGCACCTTCAAGATAATAAACTTTAGATGTTGATGTAATATCTGCTAAGTCTGTTGATAATGTATATGTACTTGATGTAGTATCACTTGAACTATTTTGTACTGTAACTTTTAACGTGGTTGTATCTGCTAAATTATTTTTAATTAAAAATCTTTGATCAGCATTTGCTGTATCTGCGGTATAGGTATTGTTAACCAATGTTCCTTCGTAGATAGGTAAATTAGAAAAAGTATAAACACCGTCTGTTGGTGTAATTGTTGTAGCGTCTTTAACAATATAATTGTAAGTAACATTATCAACGGATGTTGTAAAAGTTGTTCCTCGAGCAGCAGTTAGTGTTGAACCTGTTGCATTATTAACTGTAATGTTTAAATATGCTACAGGTGCTGTTGCACTTCTTGGTGTGTATCCAACATGTTTGGCATGAGAGACAATACTGTTTCGTAAATCAGCACTATCTAAAAACATTTCATTAGCAAGAACGTTTGCATACACAGCATTGTAATGTGTATTGTATGCTAGAACATCTAACAAGGTTGCCATAGTTGAACCATCAAAATCGTAGTCTGTTAATTGATCTTGCTGTCGTAAAAAATTTTTTAAATTGCCTTTGATAGTATCAAAGTCTAAATCTGTGACTGATAATTTTTTTGCCATTATCTACTTCTTTCTAACATTGTGGTTATAGTAACTAATTCGCCGGGAACATTAACAACGTAAAAAGCAATTGTAACTTCATAGGCATTTTGATCTAACATTGCTTTTGCATTAACAGATACAAGTCTAGCACGAGGTTCAAAATTTTCTATACATTCTGCGATTGTTCTTTGTAATACATTAGCGATAATAGGATTCATAGGTTCAAACAACATTGCCGTCACACTAGAACCTATTTCAGGATGAAAAGGTCTCTCATAATGATTTGTCAATATGAGATTTTTTACAGATTGTTTTACTGCGTCAACATCTTTTTTGATGATTACATCTTTAGTTGCTGCATTCCTTTCAAAAGATAATGCGATATCTTTATATAAACGTACTGATCTATTACTTGCGTTAGTACGAGAAGCGTCTGAGTATCCTGATTGAATTATTGCCATGTTAACTATTTATCAAGTTACCCTGCAAAAACATTAGAAGAACCTGAGGCTGATGAATTAGGTACCCAAGACCCATGACCACCAGTTCCGTCACCTTTTCTATGTACACCTATACCATTTACAAATACAGTAGATGAACCACCTGTTGCAGGATCACCACATGATGTAGTGTCACCTATACGAACAGTTTTAGCACCATTTGTAAAAACGTCTGGTGAACCAGTAGCATATGCTGTTTGATGAAAAGGATTAGGAGTAGGACTTGCATGACCTACATGACTATCTAATCCAACTCTAGTAACAGCAGGCATTACCCTTGTCCTACACTTCTTTTGTGTTGTCTTCTCTTATGTTTATTCTTAGGTCTTGATCTAGAACTATCTCCAATAGACGTTCTTTTCTTTGGACCTCTAGCATATGATACTATATTAATACCCTTAGCCATTATACATCATGCTCACAATTTGCACATTCACATGATTGACAAGAACCACCACTTGAACAATGACAGCCGTGTCCACAATTTTTACATGTTCCCATTTACTTTTCCTTTTTTTTAGTAGTCTTCTTTTTTTTCTTGACTACTTTTTTCTTAGTTGTTTTCTTTTTTATTGTCTTATTGGGTCCAGCAGGATAATGTGTGTTTAACCCTTTACCCCAATTCTCCCATAATTTACTTAAAAATCCCATAAAATCTCCATCTCATATGCGAACAAACCCAGAACATAGTTGGTCAAGATTGTCGCACCCTTGTTAAACCATTGAAAAATAACACTTTTAATTTTCAATTAATACCAAATAAACCTTGACTTTCAAGAGTTATCCGTGTATTATATATTTATATTAACAAAAAGGAAACATTATGAATATAACTAAACTTGAAAATAACATGACTAAACAAAACCTTTATGAGACTTATAAGTCTCTTAATTCTACTAACGAAAGATTAGAGTTTATCTCTATCATGAAAAACTGTTACTCTAAAGTCTTTGACATCAACTGGTCTAGTGTTGAAGAATTAGTGATGAACGAAGCCTAACCCTAAACGAAAGAACTATATTATGAAATACAAATTAAATCAACAAACTTTTATTATAATCTTATTATTAATATTAGTATTACAAGGTTTTAATCAATAATCGAAAGGACTATATTATGAAACTACAATTTAATAACTTAACTGATATACTAGACTGGATTAAGAATCCAGAACATAAGGAACATTTGTTTCTTTTAGAGACAGCGATTAATGCTGCGAAAGGATCTACTAAAGGTCAATTCAAAGTTGGCGATCATGTCATCTTTGGTAGAGCCAATGGTCGTAAGAGACCTGGTGTTATCGTCAAAACCAATCCTGCGAGAGCAGTTATTAAAGACACTAACCTTGGTGGTCAATGGCGTGTACCTTACTCTTTGATGGAGGCTGCGTAATGAGTAGCCATTATTGTATGGTGTCTATCCAAGATTCTGATAGACCAAAGATTTTAGAAATACAAGGTGTTACTTGGTTTGAAACACAAGAGTTAGCATATCAGTATTATATGTTTTTAAAACCTGAACTAAGGGATGAATATGTTTATCCTGTTCAGGAACTTGATTTACCTTCTTTTGAAAATGTAAAATCCGAAGATGTACAAATCGCAAAATATAAAACAAGACTACTCAGNAATGCACCTGAACCAGGTGTAACTGTATATAATCAAGGAGGATTACAATGATAATTAAAGTTGGTGACGTTGTTGAAGTAAGACGTAGTGGTGCTCTAAGAGACGGTAAGATTGATAACATACAAATCAATGTTACTGACGATTGCGAAGCGTCCGTTATGCAAGTTGATACAAATAAAATTTCAGAAGGTACAATTACCTATGAAGACATTACATTTGAAAATGGTCAAGGCAATATGCATTGGGCATATTTCAATCAGATCATCTGTTAGAAAAAATTATTAAATGTAAGTTGAAGTACGATAAACTTGCATTGAGAGAACCAAGAACTGGTCAGCAAGTTTATGACCGTATCGTTTGGGAAAGACTAAGGTCAATCCTAATTAAACGATACGGCCGATTTGATTAACCTCTCACTTCTTCCGTTGTGATAGGTGTTTCTATTTCATCGCCTGATGGCATTTCAATAGTAATTTTTGGTACAGGCAAATCGTCTATAATGTTGACGGCCTGCTCACCGAAGTAATGACCTAACCAAAAAGCACCAATGACAATCAGCACGTATATGATTTTCTTGATCATAATAATTCCTATTTGTTAAATCGTTGCCATAAGTTAGCAGCGATCCACGCTAGAAGTCCCCATTTAACTAATGCCATTACTGGAAGTATTCCAGTAAAGATAGCAATTGCTACTAGTATTAGTCCATAGTCTTTCCATGCGCCTAAGTCTTTTATCCATTTTTCCATGAATTTTCTCCTTGTTATGTTATTAGAATGTAAACTTGGTTCCTACAGAATAGTGTTGTAGGTCTGTGCCAGTATCTAAATCATCTTGTTGCATTTCTGCATAGACGGTTAGACTATCTGTCATAGAATGACTTAAACCATAAGTCATGTATGTACCAGTTCCTTCTTTGTCTCCGTATCCTACTGTTAAAGCTTTCCAACCAACAGTTGCTTCCATACCTACTAGGTCTGTTGCAGCGTCTTTGATTGTATACGTTGAAGCGACAGTTATGTCACCCACAGTAGTTGAGGCACTTGCGCCCCAATAAGAGATATCGTTTACTACATCATCAGCATAACCTGCTGATACATCAATGCCACTGACTGAATGAGAGAGCGAAGCTTCCCATAAGTCAAGTCCATC